GAAGAGACAGGTGAAGTCGAAGAGAAGGAGATTGTCTGTGGATGGTATCTCACAGAAGACGGTCATACTTCCTCTGTTGCTCACTGGCTCGATGAAGATGAATTCCGCAAGAACGGCGGTGTGATGAACCATGAGACCATTGAAACCCTCACAAAGCGTAAGAAACCCTTCACATGCGACTATACTGGTTTTGGATGGGTACTGATCAAGAAGGGCGTCTTTGAGAACCTGGAGTATCCTTGGTTCGCTCCTAAGATGCAAGTCTTTGAATCTGGTGCAGTCCAAGACATGTGTGGTGAGGACGTATCATTCTGTCTCGATGCTATCGAAGCAGGCTTTAAGATCTGGTGTGACCCCCGCGTTCGTGTTGGTCACGAAAAAACTCGTATTATCTGATTCGGAGATTTAATTATGGCAATGATGAAAGGTGGATCTTATATCCCCGGTAAACCGAAAAAAACTCGCCAAGGCAACTCGAAAAATACGCTTTTCTCGGCATCATCGAGAAATAACAAGAAGAAAAAATATAGAGGACAAGGCAAATAAACAGATATGAGGGTGAGTCAATCACCCTCTTTTTTTGTGAATAAATAACCTTATTAAAGTGCGTTTCTATACATATGCCTCTGCAAAGAGTCAGTCAAGGATTTAAAGATATATCGATGTCATTCGGAATGAATCCATTGACGGATGATCTTGTAGCACTTAAAAATATCAATGCGATTAATCGATCGATAAGGAACATTGTTCTTACAATACCAGGTGAGGTTCCTTTTAATCCGACTTTTGGTTCTCATATCGGTGCATCCTTATTTGAAAATATGGATGAATTCTCGGCAAGAGAAATTAAAAATGAAATTATGATGTCGATTCGAAATTATGAACCAAGGGTTAATCTCAATGAGGTAATCGTAAGACCCAACTTTGATGCTAATACTTTTGATGTCATAGTTAAATATGATGTAATTGGTATTGCGGCTCCATCGCAAACATTAGAATTTGCTCTCGTATCAGCAAGATAAATGACACTTCAAAACTTTACTTCACTAGATTTTGATCAAATAAAAGCACTTCTGATTGAATACATACGATCAGATCCAAACTTTACTGATTATGATTTTGAAGGATCTAACCTAAGTTCAATCATTAATTTGATGGCATATAACACATATGTCTCATCTTATAATGCAAACATGCTTGCGAATGAGGTATTTCTTGAGTCTGCCACACTTAGAGAAAATGTAGTTGCACTTGCACGATCGATTGGTTATACACCAAGATCAAGAAGAGCAGCAAGAGCAACTGTAAGTTTCTTTGTCAATTGTGATGGTATTACTCCTAAACCTACATCATTAACACTGCAAAAGGGAATTGTTGCAGCATCTACAGGAAACTTTGCAGGACAGAGTTTTGTCTTCTCATTACCAGAAGATACAACAGTTTCCGTTGTAAATGGTGTAGCATCCTTCGATGAATTAGAGATATATGAAGGCAATCGTATTAGACAGGAATATACTTTTGACACAACAGACCCAAATCAACGCTTTATTATCGATAATGTCGGAGTTGATACTGATACTTTAGTCATAAGAGTTAAAGATTCTGCAGCATCTAACACATGGGTCTATTATCATCGTAAAGAAGACCTCTTTGGATTGAATAGTGAGTCCAAAATCTTCTTCTTACAGGAAATTGAAGACGAAAGATACGAAATTACCTTTGGTGATGGCGTTTTTGGTAAGCAATTACAGGAAGGTAACATCATTGAAGCGGTTTATATCACCTCAAGTGGCGATAGTGCCAATGGAGTGAACGGTTTTGCCTTCAGTGGACGCCTTGTATACGTTAGAAATGGCATTGAATATGTCGTTTCATCGGGAATTTCGGTTGTAAACACTGATCTTAGTGCTGCTGGAGGAGATTCAATCGAATCTATTGAGTCAATTCGTCAATTTGCACCTAAAATCTACGCTTCACAGAACAGAGCACTCACGGCAACCGACTATGAAGTGCTAATTCCGACAAAAATCTACCCAGAAACCGAATCTATCTCCGTTTTTGGCGGAGAAGACCTAGTTCCACCTCAATATGGTAAGGTTTTTATCAGCATTAAACCCAAATTTGGTGATTTTCTGCCAAATTTGATCAAACAGAACATTACTAGGGAGTTAAAGAGGTATTCCGTAGCAGGAATCGTCCCAGAAATCCTTGATTTGAAGTATCTTTACCTTGAAACTGAGTCTCAGGTATATTATAACACAAATCAAGCGGCAAATGCGGCAGAACTTTCGTCAATTGTTCGTGGAAATATCGAAAAATATGCAGATTCGACGGAATTGAACAGATATGGCGCAAGATTTAAGTATAGTAAGTTCCAAAAAATCATTGATGACAGTAATCAGGCAATAACATCCAATATTACAAAGGTTAGGATGAGAAGAGATCTTCGTGTCCTGTTAAATACTTTTGCGGAATATCAAATTGGTTTTGGAAATGAATTTTATATCGGCAATTTGACTGGATACAACATTAAATCCACTGCATTTAGAGTTAGAGGAATTACTGGTGATGTTTATCTGTCCGATATCCCAGATTCGGATAGATTGAACGGTTCTATCTTCTTATTCAGTGTTCCTTCCCCAAATTCTAATTCTGTAACCATCAGAAGAAGAAATGTTGGAAGAATTGATTATAAGAGTGGCATTATCACCTTAAGTGCTATAAACATCCAATCTGGTAAAGAAAAGGATGGTCAACAGATGATAGAGATTTCCGCAGTTCCTCAATCTAATGATGTGGTTGGTTTTCAAGATCTCTATTTGCAATTAGATGTTTCTAATAGCACTGTCGAAATGGTATCGGACAATATTGCATCTGGTCTCGATGTTTCGGGATCGAGTTATATTGTATCTTCTAGCTACACCAATGGGAATTTAGTAAGAGTATAAAGAATGACAAGCAACAGAATTAAATTCAATCAAATCGTAGCCGATCAGTTCCCTACGTATATCAGAGAAGAGTTTCCAGCCGTACAGGAATTCTTTACTAAGTATTACTTGTCTCAAGAATATCCAGGTGGAGTTCTGGATATTTTAAACAATATCGACAAATATTCCAAGATTGAAGAAATCTCTGATCGCTATGTCGATGATGCGGAACTGACGCAGCCTGTAGGAATCTTTGATACGGAAATTAATGTTGCATCGACAAAAGGTTTCCCTGATAACTACGGATTGATCAAAATTGATGATGAATTAATTCTGTATACAGAAAAAACAAAAATTCAATTTAAGGGTTGTGTTAGAGGTTTTCTAGGAATCACCTCATATGACAATCCAGTTAATATTGAGAATTTTATTTTTTCTGACTCAACTCAAGTAAAGCACGAATTAACATATAGTCCACAAGGAGTTGGACTCAAAAGAGTAACAAACTTAAGTTCCCTTTTCTTAAAAGAATTTTTCAATAGAGCAAAATATAGACTTGCTCCTGGTTTTGAGAATAGAGAACTATTTTCTGGTTTAGATGAAGCGACCAGTAAAGAAATTGCTGTCAAACCATCACGCTTCATAAAGCAGATAAAAGACTTTTATAAAACAAGAGGAACAGACGAATCTTTTAAAATTCTGTTCAAAGCTCTTTATGGCGAAAACGCTGAGGTAGTTAGACCCAGAGAATTTTTATTCAGACCATCTGATTCTCAATTCCAAGTTACAAGAGACTTTGTTGTAACACCCATCAGTGGAAATCCTTCTGAGTTGGAGAGAAATACTCTTCAACAAGATGCTTATAAAAATATAACCAAAGCATATGCTCCTGTTGCTAAGGTAGAAAAGATCACTACAGGTCTTACTACCTCAAACTATTGGAAGATTAGTATTGATGCTGACTATAATAGAGATATTTTAGTAGAAGGATCTATCTATGGCAATTTTACTGCACATGCCAAGACAAAAACAATAGGAAGTATTTCTAAGGATTCCAGTTCTATTGATGTTGATTCGACTGTAGGATTCCCTCAAGATGGAGAATTGTATGTCACTTATTCTAATGGGACTGTTGGTGTCGTATCCTATACTGACAAATCATTAACTCAATTTTCTGGTTGCACAAATGTAACCGAAACAATTAAAGATGCAGAGACCATCTTTATCAACAGTTTTGCATATGGATATTCAAATGTAGATCAATCTCTCATCAAAGTAAGGATTACTCCTGTATTAGAAAACCCCACAGAAAGTCAAGATAACCACTATTATGAAAGTGGTGAATTGATTGACATCAAATCTTTGGGTGAAGATAAAAAGAATAAAGAAGTTTGGATTGTAAACTCTTGCCCAACGTATAATGTAAAGAGTCTTTCTTTAACAGACTCTCAGCAAAAATTATATTCCTTTTCTACTTTCGATGAAATCTTATTGAAAGTTGGAGATACTGTTTCAGTTGAAGACACCACTGGAAGCACTACTGATGCAGAAGTATTCGATATCACATCTTCAAACACTCTGACATTAAGAGCGGATAGTCTCTTAGATGTGAACAAAAAGTATACTTTCACTAAAAAACTATCCAAAGTTAATGCGACTTATTTTACTGGTATAGATGATCTCAATTCAAACGTAGACAATCTGTATACCGATGGAGTTAATACTCTTGTTGCGTCTTCGTCTTTACCAACTTATAAAAATCAACCTCTTAATGCACCATCGAGAAAAATTGAATTCTCTGGAACTTTCCCACCTGTAGGAGTTGGTTCGACTAATGTATATAATATTTCTCCCCTTAAGGATCACGGTCTATACACTGGAGATGCAGTTTTCTATTCTTTCCCAATAAAAGAAGAATATGATATTTTCTCTGGAAATACAGTAACCACATTCCCAGAAGGAAATCTAGGCACTAATTATGAAAAAGGTCTTTACTTCGTCAAGAGAATTGATGAAAACAATGTCCAATTTGCAAAAGGAAGATCTGATCTTTATCATGGGAATTTTGTAAGTACACCAACCCCAGTAACAATCACAGGGCAGGTTATTGATCTTTACAAGTTCAAAGATAAAACATTATCATCCCAAAAACTTATCAGAGAAATTGCTCCACCAGAAAAAGATGGAGTTTCATATAAAACAATTCCAGGATCTAAAACAGGAATATTTGCAAATGGTGTAGAACTACAAAATTATAAGTCTACGGATACAGTATACTATGGTCCTATTCAAAAGATTGAGGTGTCTTCTCCTGGAGAAAATTATGACGTTATCAATCCACCAATTCTTCACATCGATGATTCTGTAGGAACTGGTGCTACTGGATATGTTTCTGTTTCTGGATCACTGCAACAAATTGATATTATTTCTCCAGGTTTTAATTATATTGAAACACCAATTATTAGAATTGTTGGAGGAAATGGAAAAGATGCACAGGCAGTTGCTAAATTAAATCAAATAACTCATTCAGTAGACTTCAATTCAACTGTTCTTGCTCAAAGAGTTGGATTAGGCACGACTGTATCTACAATTGGTTTTACCACATACCATAAGTTTACGAATGCAGAGAAGGTTTTATATAAGAATAATGGAGAACAAGTAATCTCTGGTCTTTCCACTAACTCAAACTACTATGTTGGTGTTGTCGATGCATACACAGTAAAGTTGTATCCAACCGAAAACCAAGCAGTTTTGGGAGTTGGAACCGTAACTCTACTTGATTATGGTACAGGAAATCATACACTCGAATCTGTCGCTAAGAAGAATGTAATTTCAAAAATTAATGTAATTTCTAATGGTGAGGGATATACCAATAGAAAATTAACTACTGGAGTCATTGGCATTAACACAGCAGATAATTGCATTACAATTCCAGATCATAAGTTTTCTTCAGGCGAAAAAATTGTATACAATGTAGAAGGAACTACTGTTTTAGGATTAACTCCTAATACAAATTACTATATTGACAAAAAAGACAACAATTCGTTTAGATTATTCCAATCGGGTATCGGATCTGATGGTCAAGTTTATAACACCAAAACATATGCAGATCTGAAAAATGTTGGTGTAGGAACTCATATTTTCAATTATCCAGAAATAGAAGTTATTGTTGAAGGAAAGATTGGAATCTCTTCTCTATCGACAGAAGATTTTAAAGCAAGAGTTCAACCAATTTTTAGAGGTGAAGTACAATCTATCCATCTCTCAAATACTGGAGTAGGTTATGGTTCTTCTGAAATCATAAACTTCAACAGAGAACCTCTGATTGAACTTCAAACTGGAACTGGAGCACAATTGACTCCAATCGTTAACAATGGTCAACTTGTAGAAGTTTTAGTCAATAACAAGGGTTCGGGATACAATGCTCCTCCAGAACTGAGAATAGACGGTGCTGGTATTGGTGCGGTTATAACACCAGTTATAGTTAATGGTGAAATCGAATCTGTAAATATTATTCAAGGTGGAGTCGATTATACTAGAGAAGATACCTTTATCAATGTAATTCCATCTGGACAAGAAGCGAAGTTTTCCACAGTAATAAAAACATGGACAGTCAATAATGTTGTTAGAAACTATGAACTGTTTACTGCTGATGATGGTTTTATTACAAATGGAACTAATTCGGAATATGGACTTCAATATACTCACTTATATGCACCAAGACCTTTAAGAAAAACTCTATTTGGAACAGATTCAAATGGCAATAAAGTATATGGGTCTGCAGATTTAAAAGTTAATAACGGTTTTGAAATCGATTCTTCATATCACTCTCCTATTATTGGATATGCGTATGATGGTAATCCAATTTACGGACCATTTGGATACTCAACTTTAGTTGGAGGCGTAATCAGACAAGTTAAGAGTGGTTATAGACTCAATATTGCAAATGATCGCCCACCATTCCCAGAAGGATTTTTTGCGGAAGATTTTACTTTCTATCCAAGTTCAGATCCTCTTACTCTGGATGAGAATAATGGAAGATATTGTGTTACACCAGAATATCCAAATGGAATATATGCTTATTTTGCAACTCTCAGCGAAACCCCAGACTCTACTGGAATTTACAAGGGATTCAAATCTCCAGTATTCCCATACATCGTAGGAAATTATTACAATAATGTTCCAAACAACTATAACTTCAAATCTTTATCAAATCAAGATCGAGTAGATCTAAATGAGACTGATTATGTAAGAATTACAAGCACCCATAAAATCAAGGGTAATGCAAGTTCTTACAAATATGTCGATATTCCTAATAACCTATCTCAGAAGACTGAAATTAAATTTGCGTCTACTGGTTCTATTGATGGTGTAGGAATTATCACTGGAGGTAGGAATTATAAAGTTGGTGATAGACCGATTATTGATTTTGCTAGAAGTGGTGGATACGGAACTCTGCTTGAGGTTGATAGAGTTTCTGGAAAGGATATCACAAACATTAGTGCTGCTACTAGTTCAATTTCTAATATCGAATTTTTACCTGAGTCGCAAGGAGGATCATTCTTAGCAATTGCCCCAAATCCTCATTATTGGACAAATACAGACCGAGTGGTCATATCTGGTCTAAGCACAACAAACACCCTCCTTGCAGGGGCATATAGGGCAGGTATAGCGACAGATAAGTATGTTCTCACAGTCGGAGTTGATACGTCTGGTGTTACGGGAATAGTAACTTATTTCAACATTTTTGGAAATTTAGATTACCCATCATTGAAAGAAAATGATATTCTTTCAATTGGAACAGAAGAGGTAAAAGTCCTGTCTGTAGATTATGATACTTCAAGAGTTAAAGTTCTTAGAAGTCAAAATGGAACGGTTTCTACCGCCCATACATCTACAACAGTAATAAGACAAAATCAAAGAAAATTCAAGATTAATGTTGGATATAAAACAACATTCAACTACAAAATAAACAAAGAGTTTTATTTCAATCCTGCAGATTCTTTGGCTTTAGGTGTTGGAATTGGAACAACAATAGTATTCTCAAATCCAGGTGCAGGGGACACAAACATATTTGTTCCACAGAGATCAGTTTATCTTCCCAATCATGGTCTCAAAACAGGAGATAGACTTTTATACAACACAAATACCGGAGATCCTATTGAAGTCTCTGTTGGTGGAGTAAGTGCCGATTATACTGTATCTGACCAAGAAACTTTCTATGTTGCTAAAATTAGCAATGATCTGATTGGTATTGCTACCGTTAAAGTAGGTCTTGGATCTACAGGATCTTTTGTTGGTGCTGGTGATAGTATCAGAACATCTTCAACTTTATACTTTACTGGTATTGGAACTGGAGTCTATCATAGTTTCCAAACTCAATATGAAAATGTAGTCACTGGATCTGCAGAGAAGAATGAAGTAACAGTATCTCTTGCAAATACTCATGGTCTTTTCAATGGAGAGACTGTATTTGTTGATGTAAATGTTGGAGGTTCTAAGACTGTTACTGTCAAATACAATGATAAGTCTAGAAGAATCGTAATTGATTCGAAATCCTTTACTTCTTCAGGCGTAAGCACTTCTACTTCTCAGATTAATATTGCTAATCACGGATTTAAAGCAGGCGATAAAGTTTTACATACTGCTACTGTAGATGGTTATGGACCTATCGATGGTGAACTGTATTATGTAATCTTTATTGATGACAATAACATCAAACTGTCTGAAACTAGATCTGGAGCACTGAATTCGATTCCTTCTTATGTTGGAATTACTAGCTCTTATTCTGGAGAGATTGGATTAGTCAATCCACCTATCGAAGCTTATGAAGACTCTACTCTTGTTTTTGATGTTTCTGATTCTTCTTTAAGATTCTTACAACAATCGACCGAATACTCCGCATTTGAAATGTTGTTCCATTCGGACTTATCGTTTGATTCCGTTTTTGAATCATCTGGTACTTCAAATGAGTTTGAAGTTTCTAGAACAGGTGAAATTGGAATATCCTCCAATGCAAAAGTAGAACTAAAGATAAACAAAAATATTCCAAAAGTTCTGTATTATGAATTTTCTCCAACAAATACAAGTATTCTTCCAAATGAAAAAAGTACCATCATAAAAGATGATGGTGTAATTGGATATAATGAAATTATTAGAAATAAGAGTTTATATTCTGGAGAATATACTGCAATTGTCTCCGCAGGAACAAGTTTTAAATATACAATCGATAAATCTCCAGAATCTACTTCATATGACAGATCTTCTTCAGTATTAAATTATTCCACGAACTCTAGAAATGCATATGGACCTGTAAAATCGATTTCGATCAAGAATAAAGGAAACAAATTCACCAAACTTCCAGGGTTGTCCACAACCTTCGACACTGATTTGGGAAGTGATGCGATCATATCTGTTTCTGGTTCTAATATCGGTAAGATTGTATCTAAGAGCATAATCGATATTGGTTATGATTTGCCAACTGATAAGACATTGAGACCAAAGGCAAAATTACCACAAATTTGTGCTGTAGAAACGCTTTCTTCATTGGAGAGAGTTTCTGTAACTTCATTCGGAAGAGGATATACATCTGCTCCACAACTAATTCTCATTGATGGAAGTAGAAAAGAAGTTCTGCCCGAAGCAGATCTCAGATTTGAGTTGGGAAATGTAGGCGTTGAAATTCTGAATAATACATTCGCTCTTTCCCCAATTAATCCAACTATAATACCTATTCATAATTCTAATGGTGTTGGTATTTCTAGTTTAACATTTGATTCAACATCTCAAACTGTTACTGCTACTTTATCTGTTGGATTTAGTACAGCAGAATCGTTCCCATTTGATGTTGGCGATGAAGTTTTTGTTGAAAATGCAAGTGTAACTGGGGCAACTGGTAACATTAAGGGATTCAATTCAAACGAGTATAATTTCAACTTCTTCGAAGTTACGCAGGTATCGAAAAATATCGGTGGAATTGGAATTGTTACTTATAGCATGTCCAATGTTCTGGATGATAACGGTGATGTTGCTGATTTTGACGACGCTAATTCTGCAGTAAGAATTATTCCTCGCAAACATATGCCTGAATTTGATATTGTAGTAAATTCAAATTCTTTTGCTATTGGTGAGGAAGCATCTTTCGGAGATGGATATGAAGGAATTATTGAAGGATACAACCAAGATGCAAATATATTAAAACTGAGATCTCAAAATGAGGTTTCTGTTGGTGATGTCATCACGGCAAAATCCACTAGAACAAAAGCGACTATTAAAGAAGTCAGCAATTATGACGGTTTCTATCAACTTTCCAGTTCTTCAATTAAAAAAGGTGGATGGGAAAATAATGCTGGATTCTTAGGAGATAACTCTACCAGACTCCAAGATAATGATTATTATCAGAACTTCTCATACTCTATTAAGTCAAGAGTTCCATTGGAAACCTGGGATGACGCCGTTAGCACATTAAATCATACGACAGGATTTAAAAAGTTCTCTGATCTTCAGATTGAGTCTAAACTGGGTTATGTCTCTAGTCAGGATATGGCTATCGGTCTTCCTGCTCCAAACGATATTCCAGGAATTCAAATCATTGTAGATTTGATCGGATCAGGAGATCTTAATTGTGTTTATGATTTTGATTTGGTCAAAGAAAACTCCTTTACCATCGACGGTAGAGTCGTATCCGATGAGATAATCTTCCAAAATGCAGTTCTCACAGATTACTCTGAGTCTATTGGTAATAGAGTATTGATTATTGATGATGTTTCCTATCTCTTTAATAGCAATCCAAGACCAACAAGATTTAGTGAAATTGCTAGATTCAATCTTGCTGATGCTAGAGTTAAAAAATTCATCACATATGCAAAAGATATTAGATTTACTGGAGAAAGACAAGTTCTCTTAGTAACTCTTCTCTATGATAATGACAATCTTGCATACATGAACCAATACGGAAGAGTTGAATCTGTTTCCGATCTTGGATCTTTTGACTTCTCTATTTCTGGAACAGAAGGAGTTCTCAACTTCTATCCAGTAAAATATTCTGTAAATGATTATTCGGTTTCCACATTAACAATTGGAATCAATGGTTCGTATGTTGCTGGATTAGGAACAACTACACTCGGAGACGGTGTAAGAATAGTAGGAGCCTCAAAATCGGATACTGTTTCTTCTATTGTAGAAATTCCAAGTTACTACAGTTCTGTCAAAGGAATCGTTGAAGTAACTGGACATAATGGAGAATATGAATACAACGAATTCAACTTGACTCATAATGGAACTGAAATTGAATTCATTGATTATGGTCAATTGTCAAATCATAGTTACGATACTTTCTCTGGAACTGGATTAGGAACTTTCTGGCCATACATTAGTGGTTCCACCTTAAAGGTTGACTTTACATCTAATTTGGGTCTTTCTACAACTGGTTTTGGTGCTACTGTAAATACTTGGTTCGTTGCTCTTGCTGACACAGATTACAGTGGAGTTGGATCAACATCTCTTAGATATGGAAAACTTAAGTCTTCTTATGTCGCTATCTCTTCATCTTCATCACCAACTTCTCACATAGTATCCGATTACATCAATCTGTATGACGGTGGATATTTCTTAGTACAGGCATCTGATCCTGATAGTGGAGATCATCAATTCTCTGAGGTTGTTGCCGTTGATGATGACAATGATGGATTTATTACTGAATTTGCTGTTCTTGAAACAAATCAAAATCTTGGAACAGTTGGAATTGCTAAGACTAATGATATAACCAAGATAACATTTGAACCTGTAGCAGACAGAAACATCCAGGTCAAGGTATTCTCTCATCTTGTCCGTCCTACGAATGATTCTGGAACAGATATTTCATTAGACTTCAACAATTCTAGTGTTAATAGTTTCCAAGGAACGTATGAAGGAACTCTTTCAAATATTAAGAGAGACTTCCCACTGAATCATAACAATCTTCCAATTTTCAGAAGAGAAGTAGATTGCTCATCTTCCACAAATGTTAATGTATCAAATAACAGCATTCAGATCCCAGATCACTACTTTGTATCTGGTGAGGAAGTTCTGTATAGAGTTGCTGGAACTGGTTCTTCTAATGCAATTGAAATTGCAGAAACAAGTTTCGTTGGAGTAGGAACAACTACAAAACTTCCTGGATCCGTTTATATTATTAAACTCAACGAATCTGAGATTCAGTTGGCTAGAACTGCTGCAGAGGCATTGTCATTCGTTCCTACCCCAATTGACATTACTTCAGTCGGTATTGGCACATCTCACAGTTTCACTTCGAAAAAACAAAACTCCAAAGTTGTTGTTGCTATCGATAATGTTATTCAATCTCCAATCGTTTCTACTGCTATTACCGCAAGTTTGGCAAAAGCAGTAACAACTACGGAAAATGTACTTGTATTCTCTGGAATTACATCCTTCTTCGGAACGGATTTGATTCAGATTGATGATGAAATCATGAGAATTCAATCTATTGGTGTTGGCGGAACCTTTAATGTAAGAGTAAGAAGATCTTGGATGGGAACTGGTCTTGCTGGTCATGGAACAGATGCGAAAATTACCAAGATTGGTGGAAACTACAATATCATCGACAGTACGATTAATTTTGTTGATCCTCCATATGGTCAAACACCATTATCCACTTCAACAAATAAGCCATCAGAAAGAGACTGGACTGGCATAACAACTGGTTCCAAGTTCCAAGGAAGATCCTTCATGAGATCTGGTGTACAAGGATCTGATGAGGAATCTTACACCAAGAACTATATCTTTGATGATATTTCCGAAAGTTTTGATGGTCAAACTCGTAAATTTACCCTTACATCAGCGGGTTCGAGTCTGTCTGAGATAGCAGAAAATAATGCTATCATCACTATAAATGATATTTTCCAAGGTCCAGGTCTAACCAGAGATTATACTTTAATTTCTGATGAAACTGTTGGTATTACATCTATTCAGTTCACTGGAACTGCAAGTTCGGTAGGATATGATGTCAATAATGCATCTATTCCTGTTGGTGGCATAATTGTTTCTGTTGGATCCACCTTCGGTTTCGGATTACAAGATCTAGTTTCTGCTGGAGGAACTGCTGTTGTTTCTGCTGCAGGAACAATTGCATCGATCAGTATTGGAAACAGTGGATCTGGTTATAGAGCAGGAATCCAAACAGTTGTAAACGTAGGACTTTATACGTCTTCCACTGGAACTTACAGTATAACCAATATTGGAACAGCAGCAGTTAGCAATGGTCACATCGTCAGTGTTGCCATTACTAATCCAGGAACAGGATATACCAGTTCCAATGTTCCATATGTCGTATTTGATGATCCATTATCTTATTCTGATATTCCTCTCGTATACAGTTCACAGTCAACTCCAGGGGTAGGAACACAGGCGAAGATTAATGTTGTTGTTGGCGCTGCTTCCAGTGTTATTGATTTTGAACTCACTAATCTTGGATATGGATATGGTAATGGAGAAATTCTTACTATTGAAACTGGAGGACTTGCAGGAATTCCAACCGATCCAACCAAACCTTCCAGTGAATTCCAAATAACAATTCAAGAAGTCTTCAATGATAGATTTGCTGGTTGGTCAATTGGACAACTCCAAATAATCGATGATGTATCATCTCAATTTAATGGATCCGATGTTATCTTCCCAATTAGAGTTGCTGGAGATTTGATCTCTATCAGATCTGCTAGAGGTTCTAATATTAATGTTGAAGCAACATTATTGGTATTTGTCAATGATGTTCTCCAAGTTCCAGGAGAAGGTTATTTCTTCCCTGGCGGTAGTTTGATTGAATTCTCTGAACCACCTAAGGCAGGAGATACTGCTAAGATTCTATTCTATAAGGGAAGTGGAGATGTTGACGTTGTTGATAGAGATATCGTCGAAACCGTGAAGGTTGGAGATGATTTGACAATCAATTACAATCCTGATATTGGACAAACTTTAATTTTCCAAGAAGAAGAAAGAACAGTGACACAAATCAAATCTATTGATTTTGTTGGCACAAATCCATACTTCGGACCAGGAAATACTAATAATTCTAAGATGCTTAGACCAGTTACTTGGTGTAAGCAAACTGAAGATAAGATTATTGATGAAAAGGAAGTTGGAAAGGACAGAGATCAATACGAAGCGAATATATTCCCTGCTGCATATGTAACACAAACAGTAGGAACTGGTGTAACAATTGTCTATGTTGATACATTAAGAACTCTGTTTAATGCTGCAAATGAAAATAATGCATCTCTTCTCTTCCAGAAGAAGATCAATATCCTATCTCAGGATTCATGCACTTCTGCCGCTGCTACAGCAACAGTTTCTTCTGCTGGAACTGTAACTTCATTCACAATCAGCGATGGAGGATCTGGATTTGCATCTATTCCTTCCGTAACTCTTTCTAATCCAGTCGGAACTGGATCAACTGCATCTGCTACAGCAACTATTCTCAATGGTTCTGTAGTTTCTATTGCGGTCTCCAATCCTGGATCTGGTTATGCATCAACAAATCCACCAAAAGTTCTTATTCAAGATCAATCATCTGTATTAGAAACAGATGAGGTTCAAAGTTTCAGTGGAGACTATGGAACTATCGTTGGATTTGGTCTTTCTACTACTGGTTTGACCACAAAAGTGATCTTTGATCTCTTCATTCCTACAGATTCGGACTTGAGAGGAACTCACTATGTTTCTTCAGCAAGTACGATCAGTGGAATTAGCACTGGTGACTATTTCGTAGTCAGAGACTCTAATATTGGTCTTGCGGTTACTCACTTTGAAACCAGAAGAACTAACAGCACTAAGATCGGTATTTGCAAGTCTCACTTTGATGGCATATACCAGGTAAATAACTTCCATGTAACATACAAACCTGTTGCTGGAGTTGGTACCGTATCTGTAGTAAGAGTATTCTGCAATGTTGCTGGAATTGGTTCTTCCAGTCTTACAAATATTACGGGAATTGGATCTATTGGACTGGGCGTCACCTCCATTGGTGGAAATATTGATTTTACTCCAGTCGCGATTAGTACCAGTGCCGCAACTTTCGATAGTACTTCGGTTACTTTTGATAGTACATTATATTCCTTTGATAATCAAGGAAATGTATCTTCACTTGATTTTAGTGGTAATGTCTTGGATTCGGCATTCTTCGGAAGATACAGTTGGGGCAAAATTGTTGTTGAAGGAAGAACTTCTACAAACGAATTCAGTGCCTACAACGATAACGGAGTTATCGGAATCAATACTTCTTCTCTGGTTACAAGAGAAAAATACTTGAAATACAAGAACTACATCAATTAATCCTAAATACTTTTAAAATCTTTTGCGATAATGGCAGTACAAGGAATAGGCACAGGATCTAGTCCAAATGATGGTAATGGTGATAGTTTACTAGCGGGTGCTCTAAAAATAAATTCTAATTTTGATGAATTATATACTCTCCTTGGAGATGGGGCTACATTAACTTCTAATGTAGTCAATGAACTTGTTGCGGGAAGCAATGTTTCTCTTTCCGCTACAACGGGAAAAGTTACCATCAATGCAACTGCATCTGCAAGCGCATTAGATTCCGTTTGGAGAACCACAGACGTAGGAATTAATACAGTTTCTAACGTTGGAATTGGAAGCACTGGTCCTGAGTCTGCATTGACCGTTTCTGGAGACGCTAAAGTTTCTGGTGTTGTCACTGCAACTTCTTTTGTTGGAGATTTGACTGGTGATGTGACTGGTGGCGCTTCGCAAGTATTCATCAGCACAACCACCACTAACTCAGTAACTAATACTTCATGGTTAGTTCCTTTTGTGGATGGATCTGGTGGTTCAAATAAACCACTTTATATTACTGGTGCTGGATGGGGTATAAGATGGTTCAATCCATCAAAAGCACTATTCGTTACCAATTCCACTGATGCTGACCAATCTGCCGATCCTGGAGCAGGAAAAGCAATTATTAGACCCAATGATATAACAATTGGAGCAAATGTCAAGATTGATGGAAGTTCTGGAATTATTACCGCAACTACATTAGAAGGCAATGCTACAGGTCTTACTGGAACTCCAGATTTGAATGTTGGAATTGTAACTGGAGTTAGTTTTGTTGGATCTGGTACTGCCCTGACTGGAGTTTCTGTTGGTAGCACTGATTATGTCACTGGTATTGCAATTACCATGGGGACAGGAACCTTCACTGGTAATGTTTCTATTGGAGGAACCACTTCTATTGAAGGTGGTGTAACTTTAGCAACTAATAATGCAACTGTTTCTGGAACTATTGGAACAACTGGAGAAATTAAACAAATTGGTGGAGTTCCATTTTATTATGATGGATCTGACTGGAGAGAGTTTGTTCTTTCTACAGGTGTTAGCACTACTCAAACTGCGGATACCAGTTGGGACAATGTTATCTTAAGATCCACTTATGATACAAACTTCTTTGACTCCAAATTTGAAGTTCATCCAATTAACACGGGAGCTGGTGCTACTAACGTATCCAGTCCTGTCAAAATCGGAACAAAATCATATAGGAATAATGGATCTGCTGGTGCTGGTTTATCCTATGCATATAGATCCGAATATGACTTTTCTGGTCCATGGACAATAGAATTTTGGGTATACTTTGATGCAACACCCGGTCAAGCTGTAAGTCTTGTATCACAATTTTACGAAACTGATACCATTAATAACTGGACATTTGGTTTAGTGCCTATTAGTAATAATGTATATTGGGTGTGGTCTAATGAAGCTGGTGGTGAACTAACTTTAGAAGTAACTGGCAGCACTACCTTTGGTAATGATTGGGTCGAAAACTGGAATCATGTGGCACTTACTAGAGAATCTAGTGATGGCAGCATACACCTTTACTTAAATGGTGTTGAAACCACACGAACTAGTGGAGTTAGTGGTTCTGTTACTGATAATGACATAACAAGCACAAATGGAGCTGGATTGTACATTGGAGGTATATTCCGAGATACTATAGAAAGTCGCGCTTATAATAATACTGCTACCGTAGATGCTTTCTTTGATGATCTTAGAATTTCTACTGTATCAAGATACACTTCGGTAGGAATTAGTACAACCACTACATTCAGTCCTTCTACCACTGCTCTTGAAACAACAGGAACACTTACAAGTTCATATACTCCACCTGGAAACAAACGCGGAGTAATTGCTTTAGGAGCAAGTCCAAGTTGGAAAGGAAGTCCTGGTTGCACAGTTTCTCAACAATCTAGTGGAAATTATCGTGTAAGTTTTGCAACTTCATATATTAGTAATCTTGATTATTTGGTCCTGTCACAGGCAGCAGATCAAGGATATGCTTCATATGTCGGCATCGCTAGATCAACTGAACACGTAGATATTTCGGTCAACAAACAGAGTGATGATTCTGCTGTTGATACTGGTTATCTGTCCGTTCAGATTACCAATCTGTAATCCCCAATAAATAACTAAAAAATTTGCAAAATGGCTGCAATAATCACTGATCAGATAAGAATTTTAAATGCTGGTAATTTTGTTTCTGGAGTAACAACCGGAACAGATAGTTACTATACCTGGATTGGACTTCCCAATCCAAGTGACTATAAAAGTGATTGGGACGTAAGTCCCCCTTCACCAAAGGATAACTTTGATGAGGAGAATGCATATTGGGATAATATGATTGCTCTGAAAAAAGTTAATGAATCTGATATCAGACAAGTAGTTACTAAGAGATTTTGGTCTTCTGGTACCAAATATGAGATGTATCGTCATGACTATAGCAGAACTAATACTGCTAAGGTTTCTGGTGCATCGAATCTTTATTCAACTCCTTTCTATGTCTTAAACAGTGATTATAGGGTTTATATTTGTCTTCAAAATGGAACTAGTCCAGAAAACCCATCAGGAAGACCTTCTCTCGATGAACCAAGATTTACTGATTTAGAACCAAGAGCAGCAGGAAATAGTGGTGATGGTTATATTTGGAAGTATCTTTACACAATCAAACCATCTGAAATTGTAAAATTTGACTCTACAGCATATATGCCAGTCCCTCAAGACTGGGAAACAAATGCAGATGTAGCTCCAGTGAGAGATAATGCTGTTGATGGTTCGATTAAGATCGTAACAATTACCAACAGAGGTGCTGGCGTAGGAACAGCGAACCAAATCTATACTAGAGTTCCTATTAAGGGAGATGGTGCTGGTGCAGAATGCACATTGGTTATTAATAATGACCAGCAAGTAGAATCGGTTACAATTTCCAACCAAGGAAGTGGATACACTTTTGGAAACATTGATTTAGATGCTGGTAATGTTCCAGTTTCGACAACTAAACCACTATTCAACATTATAGTTTCACCTCAAGGTGGACACGGTGCAAATATCTACAGAGAATTGGGAGCAAGCAACGTTCTTCTCTATTCTAGAATTGAGAATGACAATGAAAATCCCGATTTTGTCACAGGAAATCAAATTGCAAGATTAGGTCTTGTAAAGAACCCAAGAGTCTTTAATTCCTCTCAAGTTTTAACATCAGATAAAGCTAGTGCTGTTTATGCTGTTAGACTCACTGGAATTGGATACAGCACAGCTACATTTACAGCGGATTCTTATATTACTCAAACAATTGGAACAGGAGAAACTGCTGCTGGAAGAGTTGTTAGTTACGACCAAGTAACTGGTGTTCTTAAGTATTGGCAAGATAGAACTGTTGCAGGATTTAATACAGTAGGAACTGCACAAAGCAATCCTCAATATGGATATGACATGTTCAGGTTTACTGCTTCTCCATCTTCGGGAGGATCTTTAAACATTAACGGAGGATCTACTACTTTATCCATTAGTACAAACTTTACGGGTATTTCGACCGTAATAAATAATAAAACCTATTACTTGGGTCAATCTTTTGTCTCTGGTGTGTCCAATCCAGAAGTTAAAAAATACTCTGGAGACATATTATATGTTGATAATCGACCTGCCATTACAAGGTCGTCTAGTCAAAAAGAAGATATCAAGATCATTTTGCAGTTCTAAAAAGTCATGCCACAAGAAATTAACCTTAACGTATCACCATACTTCGACGATTTTGATTCGGGAAAGGAATATTACAAGGTACTTTTTAAACCAGGTTATCCCGTTCAAGCAAGAGAACTGACAACCCTTCAATCTATTCTTCAGAATCAGATTGAACAATTTGGACAATCTTTTTACAAAGAAGGCGCTAAAGTAATCCCAGGTCATTTTGCATATAATAAGTCTTATTATGCGATAAAAATTGACAATATTTCAAATGGAATTCCTGTAGATGCATATCTCACAGAACTGATTGGACTCAAAATCACAGGTAAAAGTTCTGGAGTAACAGCAACCGTTTCTGGATTCTTATTTTCAGATGAATCGGAAACTTCTAATGCTACTTTATACGTAAATTATCTCGGTTCAAGTACCACTGATAATTCTTCTCAGTTTTTCCGTGATGGAGAAGATCTATTTGCAAGCGACACAATTATTTCTGGATCTCTCGCTACTCCTGTAATTGAACCTGGAGAAACATTTGCAACTACAATTTCCAATGGATCAAATTGTACTGGTTCTTCCTTTTCAATATCGGAAGGAGTATATTTCATAAGAGGAAGATTTGTTTCTGTTAGAGATGAAACACTTGTTCTTGATCAATATACAAACAATCCTTCTTACAGAGTTGGTCTGTATGTCAATGAAGAGATTGTAAATGCTGATGAAGATGATACATTAAACGATAATTCTCAGGGATTTAATAACTACTCCTCCCCTGGCGCAGATAGACTTAGGATTACTGTATCTCTTTTCAAAAAACCATTAGACGATACAGATGACGCAAATTTCGTAGAATTAGTCACCATTCAAGATGGTGTTTTAAGATCTCAAGAGAAAACAGAACTTTCCAACAGAGTTGGAGATGAAATTGCTAGAAGAATTCATCAAGGAACTGGAGATTATGTTATTGATCAATTTTTAGTATCAGCAAAAGAAACTTTAAATGATCTGCAAGGAAATGGTGGAATCTATGAAGAAGGACAACTCACCGCAAACGGAGGAGTCCCATCACCTGACCTTGCAACATATCAAATTTCCCCAGGTGCAGCAGTAGTTAAGGGATTTGATATAAAGACTATTGCTTCAACCTTTATTGATTTTCCAAAAACAAGAACTACGAAGACTTTAGAGAATCAATCAATAATTTACAATACTGGTTCTACTCTTGTTCTCAATAGAGTATTTGGATCTCCTACCATTGGTGTGGGAAATACTTATGTTTTGAGTTTAAGGAGTGAAAGAGTTGGTCTTGGATCCACTACTCCTGGAGGAAAAGAGATTGGATTAGCAAGAGTATATGACTTTAAATTAGAATCTGGAACATATGAAAGTGAAAATACAAATCTAAACAGATGGGATATTTCCTTATTCGACGTTCAAACTGTAACTGAAATTAATTTAAATGAACCGATTACTCTGTCGGTTCCAACTTTCGTAAAAGGAAATAAGAGTGGTGCTACGGCATTTTTAAACAGTTCTGTTGCTGCTGGAACTGCTCTAACAGTATATCAAACAGCTGGAGATTTCCTCGTAAATGAAACCTTCTCCTTCGATGGAATTTCAAATACTAGAGTAGCAACTTCAGTAACCTCATATGGAATGTCAGACGTTAAGTCTGTTTATGGTGTAGTTGGAGCAGCAAATTCTTTCACTGCAGATGTTATACAAACACCTACATCGACAATTGGAATTGCTACTATTAGTGCAATTGACGTGCCAACAGGGTTTAGTTCAATTCGTTCATCAAACGAATTTTTCCCAGGAACAATATCAGTCGATAATCTTGTAAGATTTACTGATACATCTGTTCCAGATCCAATTATCGCTAGAGTTGTTAGTGTAGGAACTACTCATGTAGTAATTGCAGGAGTCACTACAGTAACAGGAATTACATCCAGTAAACTTCCAAGTTCTACTCTTCAAGTAACAGATTTAACATATCTCACAACAAAATTAGGGGATTCTTCTGATAATACTCTCTATACCAGACTTGCTAAGAATAACATTTCTAACATTTCTATTGATAAGACCAATATAACAGTTAGAAAAACTTATACTAACCTTGTAATTGATTCCACCAAAAAATTATCAACAGTCGTCGATGCTGGTGAAGATCTTAAGTTCTTACCTTTTGACGAAGAAAGATACACACTTTTCAGATCTGACGGAACATATGAAGTTCTCACTGCTGATAAATTTGAATTTAGTTCTGATGCGAAGGAACTTCAGATTTATAACTTAAGCGGTGCTAACTCTGGAGCAACTTTAGTAGCTACCCTCACAAAAACAAAAGTAAAGGAAAAGGTAAAGAGAAAAAATAGAGTAGGATCTTTTGTAGTCTCATATTCAAATAATTCTGCTTCTGGCGTAGGAAATACCTCTCTTGATGATGGATTGACATATGGAAATTATCCATATGGAACAAGAGTTCAAGATAAGGAAATTTCGTTGAATGTTGGTGATGTTACCGATGTTCTCGGAGTTTATGAGTCATTTGGATCTTCAGATCCATCTGCACCTCAAATGACATTGACAACCATTTCTGGTCCAAGCAGCAAAACTTCTGATTTAATCATCGGAGAAGAGTTTGTCGGACAGACTAGTGGTGCTGTTGGAATGGTTGCAGAAAGAATAGACGATTTGACTATTTCTTTCATAAGTTTGAATGAAGTTGGATTTACTGAAGGAGAAACTGTAATTTTTGCTGAAACTGATATTCAATCGGTAGTTACAAATTTATCTGCTTCAAGTTCTAATATTTCTGGTGAGTATACTTTCAAAAATGGTCAAACTGGCACTATTTTAGGGCATAGTTCTATCATTAGATCAGAAAAGTATTCTGCTCCAACAAGAAAACTCAAAATTTACTACACAAACGGATTCTTTGAGTCTTCCGATGAAGGAGATTTTGTAACAGCAAATTCTTACAAAGAATTTGATTACACCGATGATATTCAGTTTATTGGAAACTCCAGAAATACTGATATTATTGACATTAGACCAAAAGTTTCTGATTATACGGTTTCTGAAGGATCAAGATCTCCTTTAGAATTCCATGGAAGAACATTTGGAGCTACTGGAAACAGTGCTGCAAACGTACTTGCTTCAGATGAATCGATTACATTAGATTATTCTTACTATCTTGGCAGAATTGATAGAATTTTCTTATCTAAAGATGGAAAATTCCAAGTTAAGTATGGAATTCCTTCAGATAAACCAGAAATGCCTGTAGGTGTTGATGAATCTATTGAAATTTGTCAGGCAAAAATACCTCCGTATCTCTACGATGTAAGAAACGTATCATTTAATTTCTTACAGTATAAGAGATATACTATGAGAGATATCAAGAGACTTGAAGATAGAATCAGAGGTCTCGAATACTATACTACTCTTTCTTTATTGGAAACTGACACCAATAATATGTTCATTTCCGATGATGAGGGACTGAATAGGTTTAAGTCTGGATTCTTTGTAGATAATTTCTCAACATTACAACCACAAGATACTACTAGACAAATTAAAAACTCAATTGACTATAGTGCAAGAGAGGTAAGACCATCTCATTACACTACATCAATCGATCTTCAACCATATCCAACGAAATTGCCTTCCGAGGATTTAAGATTTAAGCAGCCTACTGGAATTAACATTAGAAGAGGAGAAGATATTGTAACTCTTGACTACACCGAAGTTGAGTGGTTAAGTCAACCATATGCTACTAAATCTGAAAGTGTAACTCCATTTATCCTTAACTTCTGGGAAGGAACTATTACATTAACTCCTTCTTCTGATGTTTGGGTCGATCAAAAGAGAATCGATGCCAAGATTATTGAAGCTCAAGGAAATTATAATGAAGTTCTGGAAAACGCAGTAGAAAATCTTGGAATTGATCCTCAAACTGGTCTTGCTCCAGTTGTTTGGAATTCTTGGGAAACTTTCTGGACAGGAAGACAAGTTATTGGTGGTGAAAGAACTGTAACCAGAAGTTTTGGTGGAGAATGGAGAGGAAACTTGGGTGGAGGCAATAGAATTGCTGCATTTGGAACAAGAACCACTCAAGTTGTTAGAGAACAAATTCAAGAAACCATTGATACTGGATTTAAGACCAGAACAGGCACACAACAACAGTTTGTGGAGCAATGGGATAATACCTCTGTTGGTGATAGAGTCGTAAGCAAAGACTTAATCACAAGCATGAGATCAAGAAACATTACCGTTGACGGTAAGAGATTCAAACCAAAGACAAGAGTTTATGCTTTCTTTGATGGAGTTGATGTAACTAAGTTTGTTACTCCAAAACTTCTTGAAATCGAAATGCTTTCTGGCGCTTTCCAGACAGGAGAAAATGTCGTTGGAACTGTCAGAGCGACAGGTCTCGGTGAAGATAAAGACAAGTCTAAACCATATATTAAGTTTAGATTGTGCTCTCCAAATCATAGAGAAGGAGAATTCAATGCTCCAACAGTAGTTTATCCGATTAATCCGTATAATGATGAGGCAATGCCTACGACATATTCGGCAACATCGTCTCTTCTCAATGTAGATACATATTCGCTGTCTAATCAAGTAGATGGAGATTATTACGGATTTGCTGAATCTGGAATGATATTAAAAGGAGAAACTAGCGGTGCTCAAGCAGTAATATCAAATACAAGATTGATTAGTGATATTGCTGCAAATGTGCAGGGAAGTTTCTTCATTCCAGATGGAGATGTTATCGGATTCCCTCGTTTTGAAACTGGTTCGAAGACTTTTGAACTCAGTAGTGACAATGCTAATAACAGAGATTTGGCAACTACTCATGCAGTCGAAACATTCGAATCTTCTGGAACCTTAGAAACTGTTCAGGAAAATATTGTTTCTGTCAGAAATGCTAGAATTGAAACTATTGAAACATCTCAAACAGAAGACGTAAGAAGAACCACAGGAACAGTTGTCGTAGATTCTCAAGTTCTTTCTCAAACACAAAGACAAGTTATTATTGGTTATTATGATCCTCTTGCACAAACTTTCTTTGTTGAAGATGAGACTGGAATACACTTATCAAAGGTAGATCTTTTCTTCAGAACCAAGGACGATGCAGACATTCCTGTCGGCATTCAACTCAGAACTACTAAACTTGGAACTCCGACTCAAACTATTGTTCCTCTGTCTGAAGTTTACTTGGATCCTGCTAATATCAATGTTTCTAGTGATGGATCAGTTCCAACAACGTTTACATTCCCAGCTCCAGTTTATCTGGACGGTCAAACAGAATACGCTCTTGTAGTAAGATCTGATTCAGCAAAATATAGCGTATTCATCTCCAGAGTTGGTGAAAATGATTTGATTAGCCAAGAATTCGTTGCACAGCAACCTTACTTGGGATCCCTATTCAAATCACAAAACGCTGCTGTTTGGGAACCTTCGCAGTGGGAAGATCTCAAATTCAATCTCTATAGAGCTGAATTTGTGGAAAGTGGAACAATTGATTTCTTCAACCCAACTCTTTCTGTTGGAAATGGACAAGTTGCTCCTCTAACTCCAAACCCACTTTCTTTAGAGTCTAGAAGAATTAGACTTGGAATAACTTCTGCAGTCCTGGATACCAGTCTAACATTTGGAAATACTATCTCACAGAAGAATTCGAATGCAACTGGTAAGTATGTTGGTGGAGCAGGAATTTGTACTGGTTCACTTCAGGTAATCAATCCAGGTATAGGATATACTCCTTCTGCTGCTGATGGTGGAAACTTTACTTTCACTGGAGTTGCATTAACATCTATCACTGGAAACGGAATTAATGCAACAGCAGATATTCTAGTATCTGGTGGAATTATCCAAAGTGCAACTATCGTAAATGGTGGAAACGGATATGTTTCTGGTGATGTAGTTGGCGTATCTTCCCTTGGAAATACACCAGCAGGTTCTAATCTGAGACTTTCTATTGTTTCTATTGCAAGCACAACTGAACTGATTCTCGAAAATGTGCAAGGAGACTTCAAAACTGGAGCAGGTTCAACTATTCAATACCTCAACAATAGTTTAGTCACCGTAGATCTTAATGCTGATAGTGAAGGTGGAGTAGAAGCAAATCTGGTTACAGTCGAAAATACTGGATTATCGTTCAAGGTAAATCACAAAAATCATGGAATGAACTTCGAAGGAAATAAAGTTATTATTTCCGATGCACAATCAGATGTAATTCCAACTAAGTTGACAGCTCCATATTCTATAGATTCTACTGATCCAATTTCAGTAGAAACAGCATCTAATTTTGGATTGTTTGAGAATGTTGGTGTTGGAACGACCAATAAAGGTTATGTGATTATTGGTGATGAGGTTATTTCTTATACCAGCACATCATCTAATCAAATTGGTGGAGGAATTGTTAGAGCAATTTCAGGAAACAGCAAAAATTATCCTGTAGGAACTCCTGTTTATAAGTATGAACTTGGCGGTGTTTCTCTCAGAAGAATCAATAAACCGCATTATGTATCATCCTCTAACCTTGAGTTTGATTCTTATTACATTGATCTTGATATGTCCACCAATGGTACGGACAGAACTGTAGGAACAAGTCATCCTAAGTTATATCTTGGAGAACAAAAGTCTGCAGGTGGAAGATCAGCAAAAGCAACACAAAACATTGCTTATGAACTTATTTCTCCAATGATTCAAAATTCGACTGTAAGAGGAACTTCTCTGAACGCTCAGATAAGAACAGTTACAGGTCAGAGTATTGATGGATCTGAAAGAACATTTATCGATAAGGGATTTGAAAGTGTATTGCTTAATCAAACAAATTATCTCGATAGTCAGAGACTTATTTGTTCCGAAGCAAATGAAAATGAATTCTTGACAACTCTTCCAAATAACAAATCTTTCAACATGAGAGTTCTTCTTGGAACTACCGATCCAAGAATCAGTCCTGTAATAGATCTGCAAAGATGTAATGCGATTCTGACAACAAATAGAATCAATGCTCCTATAACGGATTATGCTAATGATCCAAGAGTAAATACCATCGACGAAGATCCAAACTCGTTCCAATATCTTTCCAAAGAAAACAGACTTGAGACTCCAGCATCTTCTATTAAGATTATTTTAGATGCTCATGTCAACGTTTTCAGTGATATTCGTGCTTTCTATGCAGTTTCAAATGAAGAAAAGTTTGAACCTGTATTCACTCCTTTCCCAGGATGGAACAATGTGAACGGAATTGGCAATGTTATTGATCCAGCTTTAAATGATGGATCTCCTTATCAGTTTGTAAATAAATCATCATCCTTAGGATTTACTCCAGAGGACCTTGAATATAAGGAATATCAATTTGAAGTAAATAACTTGCCAGACTTTAGATTATACAGAATTAAACTCGTATTGTCTTCAACAAATCAAGCGTATCCGCCAAGATTCAAAAACTTACGAGTAATTGCCCTTGCTTGATAACTATGGATTATATTAAGGTTGAGGGTCACTCAAATTTAAAGAGAGACCCTCAAACAAATGCTATCATCAATGATAATATGAAAGATTATAATGAATACAAGAAGAGGAAACAGATCAAATCCAAAGAGATTGATAAGATACAGAACATGGAAGATGATCTTGATAGAATCAAGGATGATATCAACGATATCAAATCACTATTAAAGGAGTTAATCAATGGATCCAAATGAAATTGAAATAAAAAGTCTCTCAAAGCAGTTTGCATATCAAAAGATTGCAACTGATATAGATAAGTGTGATGATCCTGAGATGCTAAAGGACATTGCAAAGTCTTTTGCAAAATTATACTATAAACAGCAAGAAACGATTTCTGTAATATAGGATCGACCATAAATACTCAAAAAGTGTTGAATAAATGGCACAGCCTACGACTAGAGCAACCCTGATCGAATATTGCAAGAGAAAACTGGGTGCTCCAGTTTTGGAAATCAATGTTGCCGATGAGCAGATTGATGATCTTGTAGATGATGCTATACAATTTTTCCAAGAAAGGCATTTTGATGGCGTCTATCAAACATATTACAAGTACAAAATCACTCAATCAGATATCGATAGAGGTAGAAGTAGAGGTGGGTCCAACACTGCGGTAGGAATCGCAACCACCACTGCATCTACCACTATTGCAGGAGATAGTTCTGCAACTACATTTACTTTTGAGGAAAATAGCAATTATCTGCAAGTTCCTCCAAATATAATTGGCGTAAATAAGATTTTTAAGTTTGATGGTAGTAATACTATCACCAATAACATGTTCAGTATTAAATATCAACTGTTCTTGAATGATATTTACTACTGGGGAAGCACAGAACTTCTTTCTTATTCTATGGTAAAGTCATATCTAGAGGATATTGACTTTTTACTCAATACAGAAAAGCAGATAAGATTCAATAAGAGACAAGATAGACTATATTTGGATATTGATTGGGCAGGCGCTAGTGTAGATGACTATATCGTTATTGACGCATATAGCACATTGAATCCAAATGATTATTCTAGAGTTTGGAACGATTCTTTCCTCAAGTTATATTTGACATCTTTAATTAAAAAACAGTGGGGACAAAATTTAATCAAATTCCAAGGAGTTAAACTTCCTGGTGGAATAGAATTGAATGGTAGACAAATATATGATGATGCTCAAAAAGAATTGGAAGAGATTATGGAGAGAATGTCCAATACTTATGAACTTCCACCAATGGATATGATCGGATAGTAGTATGCTAAATCCATTTTTTCAACAAGGTTCGAAAACAGAGCAAAGTTTAGTCCAAGACCTCATTAATGAGCAGTTGAGGATGTATGGTGTTGAGGTTCATTATATGCCTCGACAATTTATCACCACAAACACGGTGATTGAAGAGTTAATCGAATCTTCCTTCAAAGAAGCATATCCAATAGAAGCATATCTAGAAAATGTAGATGGATATGCCGATAATTCTGTTATTCTTTCTAAATTTGGAATACAGTCTCAGCAAGAGATAACACTGACTATTTCAAGAGAAAGATATGAACTCTACATAAAACCATTAGCACAACAAAATTCTCAAAATCGTCTTCCAGAGAGACCATCAGAGGGAGATTTGATTTATTTCCCATTGGGCGGAAGATTGTTTGAGATAAAATATGTGGAGCATGAAAAACCATTCCATCAGTTACAATCCACATATGTCTACACTCTAAGATGCGAACTCTTCAGACTCGAAGACGAAGTTATTGATACTGGAATTGATACTATTGATGATGAACTCGTAGGAAGCACAAGTGTAGATGGAGTAACTCCTCTTGGTGTTTATGGAAGTATGATGACCTTGAATATGGTCGGTGTTGCTTCCACTGCTACTGTATACACTGGTCTCGTTAATGGTGCTATCAGTGCCGTTTATATTAGCAATCGTGGTGGAGGATATTCATATGCTCCTCAAGTTGGATTCTCCTCTTCTCCCGAATATGGCGGAACTGGTATTGGAACAGCGATCATGATTGGTGGAATAGTTGTATGTAATAAAAATGTAGACCCAAAAGATAGATCTGTTCAAGAAATTGGTCTTATCAATCCAGGATTCGGATATACAGTCGCTCCTTTAGTTGCAGTTAAAGGTGACGGAACTGGATTTGCAGCTACGACAGGAATAACCACATCTGGAGCAGTTGGATTTGTAACCATTACTTCTGGTGGAAGTGGTTATACCACAGTGCCGACTGTTACATTCTCCTCTCCTGGAAGTGGAACCACCGCTGCTGCTACCGCTGTAATCAATTCTACTGGAAATGTAGAATCGATTTATCTCACTAATGCTGGTGCTGGATATACAATAGCACCAACAATTACAATTGCGGGTGCAGGATCGACTTCATCTGGAACATTCGAACTTAATGAACTTGTTACTGGTCAAACATCAGGAACTACAGCAAGAGTTAAGAATTGGAACAAACCAACATCGGTATTAGATGTTTATGCCGTAGATGGATCATTTACATATGGAGAAACCATAGTTGGATCCGCTTCTTCCGCAAGTTACAGGTTGAAGAGTGTTAATGAATTCCCAAGAGACGATGGATTTGCTTCTAATGCCGAAATTGAGTCTGAAGCAGATGCAATTTTAGACTTCACAGAGCAAAATCCATTTGGAGTCCCCTAAACTGTTAAATAGTACTTATTAGACCTTGGCAAAATGTTTGAATACTTTTATAACGAGATTTTTCGAAAGACTATCATTGCTTTCGGAACACTTTTTAATAATATAGAAATCCAAAAAACGGATTCTAATGGCGATGTGAGCAGCGTCATTAAAGTTCCTCTTGCCTATGGTCCAACACAAAAGTTTTTGGCAAGGATTAATCAACAGGGAGATTTGGATAGTCCAGTTGCAATGACATTGCCAAGGATGTCATTTGAATTTACTGGAGTTACTTATGATCCATCCAGAAAAGTAACAACAACACAAAGATTTCTACAAAAAGACTCAGGTGACGGAACTAAGACTAGAAAGGCATATATGCCAGTTCCTTACACAATGCAATTTGAATTGTCTATCATGTCAAAATTGAATGACGATGCATTGCAGATAGTAGAGCAAATTTTACCATATTTTCAACCACAATTTAATCTGACCGTAGAGTTAGCAGCAGATATAAAAGAGAAGAAAGATATTCCAATTATTTTGGAAAATATCACTATGATTGATGATTATGAGGGTGATTATACGACAAGGAGAGTTTTAACTTATACGTTAAGGTTTAGTGCTAAAACATACCTGTTTGGACCTATTCCAGATGTATCCAAGGATGTCATCAAGAGAGCTACTATTGCTATTGGTGCTGGGGATCCAAGTCAAACAAGAGAACTTACATATACTCAATCTGTAAGAGCAATCAGGAATTACACTGGAAATGTTCTTACATCTTTGTCGGGTGATGTTAAAACCACTGACAGTATGATCACAGTAGATGATGCAACTGGAATTGAAAAAGATACTTATTTAGATATCAACCAAGAAGAAGTATATGTAAGACTTGTAAGTGGAAATAATCTTACAGTGGATAGAGGAGTCGATGGATCGGCAATTAAATCTCACTTGAAAGGAGATAGTGTCAAATCGATTACTGCTGCCGATAATGATTTGGTACCCTTTGGAGATGACTTTGGTTTTAGTGGGAGTGTAGTATGAAAATGACTAAGAAATTTGACAAATTAAATGAATCATTTGGAATGGGAGAAGATCCCATAGTTCCAGAGGTGGAAACTACTCCTGTTGAAGTTATTAATGAGGAATCGATTGAAGAATCTGAGAAAACACCAGAGATAAAAAAAGATTATAAGTATACCCGAAATCAATTATATTCCTTAATAGAAAAGGGACAAGATGCTATCAACGGTATCTTGGAGTTGGCAGCAGAAACGGAACAACCGAGAGCATATGAAGTTGCGGCTCAGTTGATCAAAAATGTTGCAGATACCACCGACAAGTTAATGGATCTGCAGAAAAAATTGAAAGATGTGGAAGAAGATACAAAACAAAAAGGACCAACAAACGTTACAAATGCTCTATTTGTTGGATCAACCGCAGAGTTGACAAAACTACTAAAGAATAACCAACAGGAAGAGGATACTAAATAATAGTACGAATATAAAAAGGTAAAATGTCCGTTGCCGCAGTAAACATAAGAATTGAAAAGGGCACTGATTTCGAATCGACTTTTACAATTAATTCTTCAGATGGATCTGCTTTCAATCTGGCGAGTTATAGTGCTACAGCAAAGATTAGGAAACATCCTAATGCTGGAACTGCTAAAACCTTTTCGACAACTATTACTGCATCCACGGGTGAAATAAAAATAGAAATGAGTGATACTAATACTTCTGATTTATCATCGGGAAGAAATTATTATGATGTTGTCATTCAACATACCAGCACAGAAAAGAAAACAAAAGTGTTTGAGGGAATGGCATTAGTATCGGACACCGTTTCTATATAAAAAGATGGAATTTAAAGTAACTCTTGCAACTGGTCCAACTTATACCACTCGCCTAAAAGAGGACAACCAATTCAAAGTAACCACACAACTTGCACAAACAGAAGTGGCTAACATCTCAGACATAAGCGATATTGACACTACAGGACAACAGGACGGATACGTTCTGATGTATGACTCTGCAACTGGAAAATACAAAGCAGTCGATCCAGACATGGTATTTACCAAAGCTGTTGCTGACGACAGTCTGCCTAGCGAATTCATCGATCAACTGGATGGAGATCTCGATGATAAGATCGATTTGGATGCTGGTTCATTCTAAGAATATATAAATAACTACAGCTTAAAATATAATAAGGTTAAGACGCGATGCCGGCACCCGTAATTCAATTTAAGAGGGGCATTTTATCGAATCTTCCTGGATTGCAGGTTGGTGAACCGGGTTTTACTACTGATAGTTACGATCTTTATGTCGGTCTATCTTCCGCACTAGCAACTAATAAGTTTGTTGGTTCTCATAGATATTGGACGAAAGATACCGCTACAACAGGAAGCGGAGTAAATTTAGTAGAAGGTACCGATAATGGTACCAATTATATAACCCTAAAGTCCCCAGATTCTCTAGCAGGGAACGTAGTTTATGTATTGCCTGGTACACAAGGCGATGCATCAACAGTTTTAACGAACGATGGAGCAGGAAATTTAACCTGGTCTTCTTCTTCGGTAGACTTCACTTCAATCACTACCTTTACTTCATCTCAAGAAGTAACCTTAGGAAATCCAGACACGGGTGCTCTTCAAGTTGATGGTGGTCTTGGAGTTAATAAAAGTGTTACTGTTGGTTCTGCTATCAGCGTTTCTGGAGAGGCACTTTTCGCAGGCATCACCACATTTGTTAGTGCTGTAGAAATATCCGATAGTGTAGAGGTTGGATCAGCGGTAACAATTGCCGATTACGGGGTACATGCAACTGGAGTTGTAACTGCAACTTCTTTTGAGGGTGCAGGCGGCGAATTGACTTTAGGAAGTCCCACAGACGGAAGTCTTACTGATGGGGCACTCACGCACTTTACTGGAAGTACTAAGATTGTCAATAGTATTGATGATCTGAATGAACTTGCACTAAACATCATTAAAAACACTGCTGTTACTAATGTTGATTTTAGTGGTGTAAGCACAACTGGAGGATCTCCTCTAACTCCCACATTAACAATCACCAGTTCTGGAAATGCCAATCGATATGATATTGATTGGGGTGATGGCGATGTAACATATAATACATCAGACTCAACACCATCACATACTTATACCGAACCAGACGGCGGAACTTTCAATATTACTGTTACTGCGAAAAACTCTTCTGGTACTGGTGCTGGAAGTTCTCAGTCATCAACAAAATCTAATTTTGTTTTAGTCTATACTGGTGACCCATCTGTTTCCTTTGCTCTTTATAGAGCGTCTAGTGGAGGAAGTGCTCTTTCTGGAAACGATCTGTATGTTGTAGAGGGTCAATCACTCTACTTGGATAATAACACTACGAATGCAACTCAGGTTGGTTCTGGTGCAACATATACAGTCAACTGGGGCGATGGTTCTGATGTCAGTTTCGTCGCAAGTAACACTGTTGGTGGCGGCGCTAGCACTAGTGCAGATAGATTGCAGCATACATGGGCGCAAGGAACTAATAGTGGAACAGGTAGAGATACTTTAACACTTACTTTAAACACTCATGCGACCGCTGATCCAGCAGTAATTCCTGCTAGCGGAACAGTAACTCTCAAGGTTTATGATGATGCTCCTACTGCTCCAGATGGTTTAAGCAGCAAAACTCTTTCCAACGTTTCTAGTACTGGAACAAGTCCTAAACTCGCTCATGGATTTACAGACAATACTGGAGGATCGACTATTGCTGCAGGAGACGATGTAAATCGTGTAACTACTGGAACTGCGGTTGCAGGTCCAATTACTTCTTTCGCATACAACGGCGATTCTGGAACCTTAACGGCAAATGTCAACGGTTCTGGAGATGGAGATGTAACACTTGCAAGTGGAGATCAGAGTGGAACTTACACAAGTCTGGTAGTTGATTCAGAAAGCGACTATCAACTCCTTGATTCTGGAGGTTCATCAACTTCTTTCGCAAACAGCATTTACTATCCTGGTCTTTATAAAGGATTCAAAGCTAGAGTTTCTAAAGCGGTCTCTGGTTTGAGTGTTGGTGCTAACAGTATGCAACTATCGCATAGTGCAACTGGAAACACAAATACGGTAGAGTTTGTTAAAGACGATCTCACAGCAAATCCAACTACTAATGTCGGTAGTGCTACATTAACCCAAAATACTGCAGGAACATTCAGATATGTTTCTGGTATTCCATATTACAATTCTGGTTCACCAAATCTAACCCTTGCTGGTGTAACTATCGATGACTTGGTTGGTCAATGTTATACAAACCAATCTAACATCGTAGAGGTCGATAGCGGAACAAATCAAGAATCTACTTCTAGTTCTGCTATTACCAGTTCTGATTTTACTTATGCCAATATTGATGGTTCCACAACAATGTTGAATAGTGGAACTCCAAAGGCGAACACTGGAACTTCATCTGCATACGCTATTGGAAGTTTAACAATTCCAATCACAAGCAGCAGTGTACGGACAGTCGATCGGATCAAAGTTCGTGCAAGAAACGTAAATGGAGTTGGTAATTACTCCAGTGATATTGCAACAAACATTCAAGTTCATACTGCAGCACAATCGGGAATTTCCGAAATCGCTATTGCTGCTGCTGATGCTCTTGGTGCAACTTACGATGACGATGGCGTGAGAATCTTTGATTTCTCTGGAGAGACAACAAACACTCCAGGATTTACAACCACAACAAATTACTACACAAATAACGTTTACTCTGAATCAGCTGATCCAGGAATTTCCACTTCAACTGAGGCAGTTTTGAGACTCGGTACCATCAAACATGATGAGACAGATTATTCTTCAGGCTATCTGCCTGTAGGACCAGATCTTTCTTCTAGATCGGGAACTCAATACTTCACCTTTGCATTCAGAAGAACGAACGTTGCTAGTTTTGATATCAACATAACATCGGCAGGAATCACTGGTCTCTTCATTGCAGCACCAGGCACGAACATCGATGCTACTAGTGGATTAAACGGTTGGTTGAGAGCAGATACCACTTACGCTGGAGCAGGTACACCTGGATCTGGCACTGGAGGTAATGGAAGTGATGGTTGTGCTTTCACTAGCGGGGATCGAATACAAGCGTCAACTGCTCTAAGTGGTGGATATACAATGACTCTCGGTGAAGAGAATATGAGTAATGCTCAAGATAATGTAGTTCTTGTCCGAATTGCATTGGCGTCTGGGCAATCAGTCACAGCACTTAGCATAGGGGAGGCTTCTTGAGATGGCAATATCTGACGCACAAAAGGTAGACTATCTCTGGAAGAAACTGGGATATGGTCGCGCCAAAACCGACACGAACGCAAACAAGAAAGCACCTAACGAATCTATCGCTAGTCCGCTTTTAATTAGAGGAGAGAATATTTGGGCACAGTCTGGATCTGTTCCAGCTACTATACCTGGAAGTAGCACTAGTATAGTTACTGTATATCCTACAACTGCTCCTATTGAAACTACTGTAGATGCTACATCTGCTTCAAATAGAACCTGGAAAACTGGACAAATTGATTGGATTCCTCCTGAAATTGGAGCGACATACTTGGTTAAGGTATACGTCCATACTTCTAGCGATGCTTCTAACGCTGCTGCAAATGGAACACAACTATTTGCAACTGGTTCTGGAAACAATGATGAATGGTTCTTTGATTACCAGGCAGGTACACTTCACTTTATTGGAACTAATCTCCCCGATGGAGTAAGTTTCACAGGTAAGAGTGTTTATATTAGTGGAGCAAGATACGCTGGCAGTAAGGGAGTTGTTTCTTCGGGTGGAGATTCCGAATTCACAAATGTCAATGTCAGTGGACTGGGAACAGTCACAAACTTGGTTGGCACCACTGCAAATATCTCTGGTGTTGTAACTGCAACTGCTTTCCATACTGGAGCAGAAGGATCTGCTATCAGAGTCTCTAGTGACACTATTAGTGGTCCATCTGAGATCGTTATTGATCCATCTGCAGTTGGCGATAACACAGGTGCCGTTAGAGTTAAAGGTGATCTGTTTGTAGATGGCACACAGTTTATTGTCAATTCTACTGCGATCGAACTTGCGGACTTTAATGTTGGTATTGCAACAACAGTAGGTAGTTCAGAGACTCTGAATGGTGCTGGTATTGGAATTGGTTCCGCAAATGTTCGTAAGACATTTGTATATGACTTTAGCAGTGATAGTCTCAAATCTAGCGAGAATCTAGATTTAGCATCTGGAAAAGTCTACAAAATAAATGAAACTGAGGTATTAAGTTCTAGGCAACTTAGTATTGCAGACATAAATGCCACTGGAGTATCTACTTTTGCTAATGCAGAAGTAACTGGTATTGCTACCATTGCTACTTTAGAAACCGTAACTGGAACGATCACAAATCTGACCAGTACAAGTTTAGAAACTACTAATTCAAAAGTAACTGGTATTGCTACCATTGCTACTGGAACAGTAACAAATCTGACCAGTACAAGTTTAGAAACTACTAATGCCAAAATAACTGGTATTACTACTGTTTCTAATACTACTGAGAATACCTTAGGTAATTCAAATACAGGTGCGTTACTGATTGATGGTGGCGTAGGAATTGATAAGAATTTAACGATTGGTGGAAATCTAAACGTACAAGGATATTCTGAGTTTGTTGGTGTTGCCACATT